TTTCAACCAAATTCTCAAATCCTTCTTGCTCAAACTCTAATTCTTGTATCTTTAAAATACATCTATTAGCCATTGCTCTTACTTCTGCCATTTCAGAATTATTAGTTCCTGCCCAAGTTGTATTAAACCCGTTTTTCAACGCCTCAATTTCAGCTTGTTGCTCTACTACTTTTGCATAAAGTTTGTCGTGATTAACAAGTAAAGAATAGTATTCAGCTTGTTGCTGGCGTAGCATGGTGGCTGCTTGTTCTCTTGTGCCACCTTCCCAATGACCTTGCTCTAATTTATCAGCTATTTCATTTGCGTTCATCAATTTAAAGTCCTGTCGCCCAGTTGTTCTAATACTCTATGCCCAATTTCAGCCGCAGTTTCGGTAAGCAGGATTGGAACTTCCATCTCATCAATGTTTAGCCCACATACTTTAACGCTACTTGTTTCGCTGTTGGCTACTACTAATACTACGGAAATACTTGGATCATCTGCGGCGGTTTCTAGTAGGTCGTAAATGGCTTCTAGTGCGCTATCTACTGTAGTCTTATCAGTCATTCGTTTCTTTCGTTGTGTTGTTCAATCCATTCCATCGTTTGCAAAGCGCCATCTACGAAGTCGATGTTTTCTTCGTTGACCACCAGCACATAACCTTTTGCCTCTTCAATCTTCTTTAGTTCTGCTTCTTGTAGTGCGGTTAGTGTGTTCTTACCAGCCTTACATTCTATCGCAATAAACCGGCCTTTGTAACAAGCGATAATGTCAGGTATACCCGAACGACCATAACCGCCCATTACAGGATAGAAATAGTAGGCGCCAAACTGTTTAAGGATTTTAGTTACTGCGTCTTTTACCTTTTTTTCCGGTGTCTGTGCCATTTAGTAACTCCTTTGCTAATTGTTCTGATTGCTCGGTGTATTCTTCCTCAAATATTTTATTGAGTATTTTGCCAGCTACCGCTTCTTTAGTTCGTTGCATTGATTCTGCGAGCCGTTTTGTAATCCCGCCGAAGTCAGGCAAGTTGCTAAGGAACTCATCAAACTCTTCCTCTTTCAAGTAGCGCATACCATCGGGGGTTTCCAATAAAATCCCATGCTCTTTAAGCCAGCGTAGCTTTCGTTTATCCTCGTTTGCTTTGTTGAGTTCTGTGGATACCATTTCATATCTTTGTTTAGCTACTTGTATTTCTCTTTGTAGCTTTTCAATCTCAGCCCCCTTCGGGTCTATCGCTTTCAGTATTTCCTTCGAGTCCATCTGCTTCTCCTTGTTGTTCAAGTGTTAAATCTGACATGGATATTTCTATTGTTGTGATACGGAAGCCACAGTCGGCTACACATACCCGCCTTCTACGCACCCAGTCAGGGTGCTGACTTGCTTGACGAGTTTGTGTAGTCTTTAACTTGGCTCCGCACTCAGGGCAGTTCCTCATTCAATCTCCCAAGTTTTGTTTATGGTAACTTCCGCCTCACCTTGCTCGGCATCTACATTTACTGTCAGACTGCCGTCTTTTTCCTTTTTAAAGATTCTGTCAAAGTTCTTGTCAAACTCTTCCATTGTTACACCTAATGGGCGTGGCACATCGCCCTTACCGCCGTCGTGTTCACTCATGTTTTTCTCCTATGTTGACTGCTTCATGCACTTGACGAGCTACATTTAATACATACTGGATATCGTTGGGTGTGAGTTGCCCCATCAGTTGTAGGATTTTCATTACCGCAATATCATTGTCTAGGGTAGTGGGCTTTACTAGAGATTCAATCATTAGCATCTTCCATCCATATCAAACTCGTCTTCCTTTTCCTTAGCTGCTCGCACAACCAGCCTAGCAAAACGCTCGAACTTAGTAATATCCTTCATTACTTCATGCTTACCAAAGTTGGCTTCTAGGGCTATTTCTACTACTTCTGCTCTGCTTAGTTCTGTCATGTTCTTTCCTTAATTACAAACAGTTACGCCACCGCAACTAGAGCATACTACAACTCTGCCGTCAAGGATAAAAGTCTGTTGTTCGCAAGCATATACTTTTTGGTAGGCAAGGGTCGCTAGAACCCCAAACAGGAACCACATTACATATTTCATTTCTCTTTCCCTTCCCAGTAAATGCGTTGTTCTTCAACTTCTTTCTCCATCTTGGCTATCATTTCTTTTCTGTAGTCGCTTAATTGTTTTCTTGCATACAGACCCAAGATAATCCAGTAACCTACCCACCACCAGTCAGGGGCGCCAGCTTCATAGAAAAAGTAACCCACGAATAATGCCACCATCTCCATCATTGTTTGCTCCAGTTGTTTGCCTTAGCTAGAAACTCAATCGCCCTATCGAACTGCTCTTGCAATAGTTTGATCTCCTCTTGTTGTCTTAGGATAATGTTTGCCGCTTTCTTGTAGCCAAGCGCATCCATCTCGTCTGCTACTCGTTTGATATCTTCTTCTAACATTTCTTTGCCTTTCTCATTTTGATTTCGTCTTGCAAATAAAATACCGCCTTCTCTAAGTCCTCTACTGCTTCCTTCTTCAAGTCGCACCGCCAAATATACTTGACGGCATTACCTAAGTTATACCCCATGTGCCTTGTGATTTCTATGCACTCAACCCCGCTAGGGTGCGAGGTGTAATGCTTGGGGTGATTTACCATATCGGGTTTGGTAATAGCTTTGTGAACTGTGTCATCGCTATATTGAATCCAGCCAACGAAAGGGATTGGCTCCCCGCCGCAATCATCTCTCATTTTGCATCCTCCAAAGTAAGTATCGTGTTAACAACATCCATCAAAGACTGCCCCTCTGCAACGACATATATCTCTGCTTCTCTGTCGCCTGTGTTGTGCCCTTTGTTGTTAAGGATAGGCTTGCTGATCTGAATGACTTTGCCATTAACTGCATCGGCTACTGACATTCTGAACCCATCCATGCTAGGGATACTGTGTTCTAACACAACGCCATCCCAACTATCTCTATGCCTTAATTCAACCACTTCCTTACGATTAAAGTCCCAGCCCCACTGCATCATCTTATTCCATAACCATCTAATCATTTCTTCTTCTCCTTTTTGGCTGGTGCTGGCGCTGGTTTTTCTTTAGGTAAGGTTTCTCTGTGCAAATTCATAGCTTCACCCGCCAATGCCTCGAGCTTTTGTGTTTGAACTTCTAGCATCTCAAGCACCGCCCACAACGCACCGCTCTCGGGCTCGTGAATCTCACGCTCAGCTAGAATCTCTACCACATTTTTAACGCTATCTAACTTGTAGCTAACAGTTTCAATTTCACAACTTAATTCCCACAGATTTAATTCTTGTAACATTTTACTTCTCCTTTTTAGATTGATACTTCCGTTCACTTATCTTTTTGTGGCAATTAAGGCATTGCCACCGAGTTCTTTTGCCGTTTGCATACGGCACATCTTTACCGCCGTCTATCATTTTATACGCATGACATGAAGAACAATACTTTCTCTCCATAAGTTTTTCATGAGCCTTGCGTATCTCGGCGTGGGTTACTGTTATTTCTGACACTACTTTCCTTTCACATCAAACATTCACCAAGAAGTTCATACAGATTTACTTTGGGTTTCTTGGGCAATCGCACAATCTTCCACCCCTCCTGTAAAAACTTCTCGGCTTCATCTAGGGAATGAAACAAGCGTATTGCCATGCCTGTTTCATCTACCACCTTATACTTCAATCACCTTTCCTTGCTCTTGTTACATACAGGGATTCTTTTACTACTCTTGCACCAGCCATAGTAAGGTCTCTTTCTATGTATTTCTTTCCGCATGGGCCGATGTAGATTCCAGCTTCGTTGTAGGTGGGGACATAAAGAACTCCCTTCACTTCGTAGCATTTGAACATATCCTTTTCATGTTTGAGTGGTGCGTTAGTTTCTTGATTCATTTGTAGACCTTTCCGTCTTTGCGTTTAATAAAATTATCAGCGTGGCATAGCCACTTGTTACCCATCTGTTCGATGAGCGCTTTTGTTTTTGCTTGGTTATGTTTTTGCAAAGCCTCGATGATGTCATCGGTCATGACCCCCCTCAGCATAGCTCTTGACACTGGTTGCCCATGTCTTGTCATGGGTGGGGACATTTTGATTAAAGCTCTACTGTTGCTTACTGTAATGACTGCGTTCATTTGTATGTTTCCTTTTAGAAGTTGAATTTGTCCAAGATGCTATCAACATCTTTCTTGACCGCTTGGCGGGTGTCGAGGTCTTTGCGTAGGTCGTCAACTTCCAGACCATTGATAGCTTGGTGCAAGGCGATGCGTGCATTTTCTAACTCCTTGTCTTGTGTGATGTTGAGGTCTTTGGCTAGTGAGCATAGCTCTTGTGCCGTATCTAATAACGACGCATGGAACATACGAGGTTGCGCCTTGTGACCTGTATAGTCCACAGTCAGTCTGTCTGACATACGCTTGAGGTGATCCTTGAGTCGGGTCTTGATGTCACCCATAGCGTTTTCGATACGCTCATCAGCTAGCTTTGCTAACTTCTTTTGTAGCTCTGCTTGTGCATCATTACCCACATCAACTCGGAAGTCGCCTGAGGTTGGCACAGGCATATAGTTAACTCGGAAGTCGAAGCGGTGTTTGATGTCGTCAGGTGTTGGATACTCGGTGCGGTTGAACATATCACCTAGCGCCATAGCTTGTGCAGTAATCAGAGTAGGATAGGTGTTAACGAAGTCGTCAACAAGTGCATTGAACTTATCCTCATACTCTTGCATACGCTGGTTGAACTCCATGAACTTAGCGGTAGTCAACAGTCTTAAGCCACTATCAGACCAAGGCAAAGTAACATCGTAGACATAGGTGCGAATCTCACCTACACATTGGTTGATTGTTTCTAACTCAGGGCGACCAGCCAACAGGTTCTTGTTGACCCGAGCCGCACCTTTACTACCAGCTTGCTTGCTGGCTAACACTTCATCGGTTGTGCTTCTATCTAGTTTGCGTGCAGTCCATTGGCGAACATTTACTTCTACCAACATAGCACAGGTATCAATGTTAAAGCGTGTCATAGTAATTCTCCTTTGTTGTTTATGAATAGATACGGACAGTCTTGCCCTTGTTGCTAACGAAGTTATCGTTGTCTACTACACCGAACAGGATAGGGCAGTCGGGTAGTATGTAGTCTGATTCTATGTAGCCGTCAGACAATACGATACAGGCTTTGGGTTTTAGTTTGTGCGCTGTAAAGTATTCGCTTACACAAGTCAGTCGTGTGCCACCACCACCTTGCGGTTGTAGTAGCTCGGGTATGCGATGGAAGTCTTGAGGTTTGAATATCTGCTCGCCTTCTATCTCACACTCCCACCACAGAACACGCACTTGGTCAGGCTTAACATTCTCACAGATGCGTGCGATCTCACCGAACACAGTAGCATACAAGCCGTGCATGGAACCCGATGTATCACAAGCAACAACAAGCTCGCCTGTGGACTCAGAGAAGTGCGACGGCATGAGTATGCCTTGAGGTAGTAAGCGTTTGTTAGGCGGGGCAAAGCGGGAATAGTCATCACCCTCACACAACTGGGTAACGAACTCACGCAAATGCTCACGCCAATTAGTATCACGCTTCTGTGTCAACCTATCCAACGCGCTACCATTACGAGTATTGCCACGATCTTGAATACGCTTGGCTAACATCTTGCCTTGATGCAACGCTTCAGTAATCTCTTGTGCAGTCTTGGCTTCGAGAGCTTCAGCTAGCTTACCGAGGATATGCCCATCTAAACAATCACCAGCACCAGCACCATCGCCGTTGCCAGCAGTAGGGTCACCGCCTGACTCCTCGCACTCCTTGATTAAGTCTTGCAACACCTCGACGAATGACCAGCCTAGATACTTAGCATCAACAAGCGGTGCTACTTTGGTTGGTCGTTCTACAAAGGCAAAGGTCGGGTCGGTTTCTTCTATCGTGCCGTTGACTACATAGTCCATAGCCTTGTTGCATAGCGCTGGATACTTCTTGCACAGACTAAGATACGCTGAACAATGGTGTAGTGCTTTGTGTAACGACTCGTGTAGAACTAGATAGCGTAGTTGCTTGCGAGTCATATCGCCGATGAAGCTAGGCGCATAGTAAACATTACGACCATCAGTAGCGGCAGTCACAATGTCATCGTCTAACTTAACATCACCTACATACACTACACCCGATAGCGTAGCGAAATCTTTGTGATTAGTAATATCTACATGGCACGCAACGATACGATCATTGAGTGACATCTTCTCCCATGTTGAACTCATTTTGTTAACTCCCTTATCAAAGCGCACACCGCATTGGCATAGAACTCATACTCGCCTTTTAATTGCTTAGTGCGTTTACCATTCTCGTCCAGCTTCCATACTCTGAAGCCACCATCAGCTACTTGGTATATTGAATACCCTACCTCGAACTGTTCTGTCTTCATGTCACTTACCTGTGAAGTAAATCTTGTTATCTTGAAGCATGGTTTGGAATGGCTTGACAGTCACGAAGTTAGATACTCTTGATGATTGTGCAAGGTTGTGACAGAACATAGACTGCATCTCCTTACGCATACGCAAGATGTATTCGCAAACACTATCAGCTTCCTCTCGGGTGTTGGTTTGTGTAATGCACTTGAGAACTGTAATGATCTGCGCTACTGGATTGTCAGGCACAGGACAAGTCTTAGGCTCAGCGACAATGCGTGGGAATGGTTGAGTCTGCTCACCGAACTGAATGAAAGCCTTGAGTCCCTCTGCACCAGCCTCACCCATCGTGCCTGATAAAGCGGCTAGCAAGGTGTCGTTGTCCATACCATCTTTGGCATACACAATATCCGAAGCGGCATGAAGCGAGCGTGGTGTGACATATGAAGTCTGTGCAATAGATGGATTGAAGATGTATTGATTGTGTGCTTCCATCTTCTGTCCGTCATACTTAGCACCAGTCTGATAATCAAGGAAGCTATCAAACAATGTCTGACCTAACTCGTCAGTCCATGCGATAACCTCAGGTGCTAAGCCACGATCAATAGCCCACTCACGCCACTCGGTTTGCGTAGGCTTACGCATCTTGACGAACACTAAACGATTACGCAAGTGCGCTTGAATGGAATCACCTAAACCTTCTACACTTAAATTCGTTGCACAGAATACTACGCTACCCTCGGGCATATGGTAGTTACCAACACGACGCTCATACACGATCGGGGCTAGCACATCTTTGATATACTGCCGAGCCTTTGCGATCTCGTCTAAGAATACAAGTGCGGGGCGAGAGCCGTTGATACCCTTCTGATTATCTTTGTGAACACCGAAGCGCTCGTTGGGTAACTCACGACTGACACCCTTCTCTCTGTCAATGTCAGGCATCCACACCGAGCCGTCTGATAACTGCGTGCAGTCGATTGGGTCTACATGAACATGGTTAGCAAAGAAGGGGTCGTTAGCTAGGTGATAGAACAGACCAGTCTTACCGATCCCGTTTTCTCCTTCTACTATTATGGTTCTTTTATGACCTACTGATTTTATTAACTGCGTTACTTGTTTGAATGAAAGCATTTGCATAATGAACTACCTTTCGTGTGTTTATATACTGCGGTTGAACTGCGTGAGGTTACTGCTTGCCACTATATGTTGTGGCTTTCTTCTATGATACTGCTTTGTAAAACCTTAGACACAAGGATAAACCCTGATACTAGGGGTAGTGCTGTTAATACTAAATGTAGTATTTGCGTGGGATAGTATCCATGAACTGACCCCAAGGGGTTTTGACCGAGCCAGTCTTGAGGTCGGCTATCTGTAACAAGCGGGTTGTTAACGACTTCTTGAACTCCTCGGCGGTGACTTGATCTGCGATTGCTTGTTGCGTTTTGCGTTTGGCTTCTATTTCGTTAGGTGTTGCGCTCCATGTTCTAAACAAACTACCTTGCCAACGCTCACCCTCAGGGATATGGTTGTAGACTTTCTTGCTAGCTAGGATATTGAATACCGCTTGCCCCATATCCAAGAAGTGCTGAATGTATTCGGGGTGTTCGGTTGCATCTGAACCTAGCTTGCTTACTGTGTGCTCGAAGTCATCAATAGACTGTGGCTTGTTGCGATACTGCGTGCCGAATGGTTCACCTAGCTCTTGCTCGATAGTTACATTGGCTCGATACTCAGGTAGTCTGAACATCGCAAGCGTCATCAATACATCTACTTTCTTCTTAAACTCCTTGCGCTTCTCCTTGTCCTCGGCTGATGACTTGAATGTATAGATGTCCTTGTGATGTGAGCGCTCGACGATCAGCTTGTCGTTGCTATCAAAGTAAAGAACTGCCGATGGTGTATGTTGTTGCTTATCTCTGTCCCACGATGCTACATACGGAACTTTGACTTGCTTACCTTCTGTTGTTGTCTGCTCGTAGTAGTGCAAGCCATTCTCATACATAAAGATGCTAGTGGTCTGACTGTTGTAGAAGTTAGTGACTACCTTGCGGTCGCCGTTGGCTTCGGGTGGATAGAAGATAGCTACATTGGTGTTGTAAAGGCGATAGTAAATAGCGCCCTCGTCTGTCTTGTGAATACCCATATGGTCTGCTGATACATTGCGTAGGTATCTTGGTTTGTCAGGCATAGCTAACCACTTGGCGCTTCTTGTTGGTGCTTTGCACTTCTCGTAATGCGCTACTGCTTCGTTGTATGTTCTCATTTTGATTCCTTTCAGTTGTGAGTTTGTTTACCATTTACTGTCGTTATATTCTTCGGGGTCTATGTTGCGTAATTCCTCGTAGTCCACGCAGTATGACTCGACCTCCATTGCTAGCGTTGAATCGTCAGCAAGATCACCTGACCAATCCTCTACTAATCCATCATTCCATACAGCTATGATGCGCCACTCTACTATCTTGTATTCATCTTCGCTGTCGCCTGTTTTAATTTCTAGTTCCCTTCTTTTCATACTGTGTCCTCCCATAAATTTAATACATCATTACGAAATTCTTCAGGGGTATACTCGCCATTGATGATCTCTCTTAATAACTCAAGCAACTCTGAAGTATTTAAGTGGTCATCGCCGACCCAATTCCTAATCATTGGGACTGATACATACATCTTCATGCTATCTCTCCTTCCTTGTTAGCTATTACACCTTCAATAAAACCTTCAATAAAATAAAAAAGACCGATATCGCAAGGGCAGTTGTCTAACTTGTTTATATAAAAATCCCTAGCGTAGCTTTCTAACTTCTTAATATATTCATCACTCATACCATCTCTCCTTCTTTGTTAAACTTCCACTCGTTGATACTGCACATCTCAATCAGGTTCTCGTCGCTCATGATGTATTCGTATTCTTTCCTAAGTCGTCTGTATATATCATCAGCGTAGTCTTTAGCACTCTCGAACATGGCTTCTTCTAAATCGTTAGGGTCTGTGTATGGAAAGCCTGATGATCTGATGATGTTGTGTAGGTCTGTGTATCGCATACCATTAAAGATACTGTCGCCTTTGAGGAACGCATCTTCATCTCTGATACCGAACCCATCAATATCATCTACCCAATCTAAACCATTACAGCGCATGGTGTTGCTGTGTGAATACCTACCGCTAAAGCTAACACCTAAATGCTTGTCGCAGTATTCTTCTCGTATCAAAGTAAGCCATGCTTCTCTACCTATACTGTCCTCGGTATGCGTCTTGAGCCATTGAGCTAAATCAACTTGTCCTTCCCAACAAGCGCCATCACCTTGTGAGTAAAAGCCTGTAAAGTTTATGTCGTTGATAACAAAGCCTAGTTGATAGCCCTCACTCTTGGCATCATCGTAGATATAGTCCCACCAATCATGCTCTGCGCCATGCTCTTGCCACCAATGCCTGATCCTCTCTAACGCTTCGTCTTGCTCTAGTTCTATAAGTTGTTGGATAGTGTAGGTCTGTGGTTCTACTATGGTTTCCATACTTTCTCCTTTCGTGGTGGAGGGTTTCTCCACCTGTTGTTAATTGAATGAGATTGTGGCGGTGCTTAGTTTCTCTCGTAGATATTCTTCTACTTTCTCTTGCACCATATCATCTAGCCGATCATCAACAATACTTTCAATCTCACTAGCTACATCAATATGATCATCTAAGCTAAAGCTATTACTGAAGTGTGACTCGACTGCGCTTTCAATCTCATAGCTTAAGTCTGTGTTCTCGATGATGTCGGGGATTTCATTACGCACCTTTTCGTTAAACCATTCAGCGTTCTCCAAGATGGTATTGACTGCGCCAACAAAATCGCCCCCCGAAGAAGATGACACTGGTTGTTTATCCTGTGCTTGTAGTTCTAGGATTGCGTTGATAAGGGTGTTGAATGATTGCGTAAGTTGTTGTGCTAGTTGATGTATGTTTGGTTTGTTAATCTCCTCGATTGGTTTGTGGAATTGCTTGAGGTCGATCGGGGTATATTGCGCCCCAGTTGCGCCTTGTATGGTTTCTGCTTGCTCCATGAATTGCTCCTTTGTTGCGGGTTGAATGTTGTCAAATATCTTGCGGTTTTCTATTGCTTGTGCCACCGCATCAAACGCTTCTTTCTCCTCAGGTGTTTCGGTTAAGTCTTGCATTGTGAATGTAGTCATCTTAGTTTCCTTTCAGTTGGTTGCGTGTTTTATTTATTGCATCTAGTGGGTCTGTCGCTAATACTAGACCCGACACGATACTGCCATCTTCTGCTTCATAACTTACTTCGTGCATTACATACT